TGAACTAATTCGTGTGCCAGTGTTACACCCAATTCCAAAAAGTTACGGTTGGGTTTTAGCACAACCAACACGGTATCTATGCCGGTCATTGGCACGGTGGTGCCATGGTCTTCGAGTTCACGATCCATTTTGACCATTAGCAATTTACGACTACTGTCCAATCCAAGTTGAGTCAGCATACTAGGCAATACCGCTTCAATAAATTGTTTGGTTTTAGGACCACCCTCAACATAAAATTCCATTGTGTGTTCCTTAGTGGCTATTCAGGGCGGGATTAAATTCTGCAATCAATTCGCGCTCACGAGCATGAGCCGGCTTGCGTCCACGCACAAATTCTACGATGCCGTAAGTATGAGCCAATGTGCCGTGCTCACGAATACTACGGCACAGGTTCCAATCTTTGTTTTCTGTAACTGCACGGCGTACATGTTTTTGTACACGCACTCGGAGTGCTCGGCGAACTTGTTGACCGCAAACTGTAATACCGATATATTGCTCACCCGTTACGGTATTGGTGATACAGTAAACGACATGCTTGGTGTCCTGACGTCTTTTTCGGGGTTGCTTTTTAAGTTCCATACAAGTATTATAACAATGATCACCTTTTCGGGCAAATTTCGGCCATAAAAATAGGTTAGTATACACTAACCTATTTGTAGCATAAAAACAACACTTTTTAGGGTAAAAAGTAGTACTTTTTGCTGTAATACTAGAGTATTACTTTTTAATGCAGGGTTGCATCATTGTCAATATCATCTATGTCTCTGACCCCAAATATTTTCAGGATTCGTTGTACATTCTTGGGCGCAACAAAAACTCCAGTCTCGGGTAGCAGTACGCTTTTCAATTCGCCCTTGGGACCAATGATAAAAGCATAGTCTTCATCTTCCCAATTTACATCATTAAGAAATTCGTCAATTTCTTGTTCTAGTTCTCGTGTAACCTTGGACATTTATGTGTCCTCCTTATTATTATTTACTTAAAAAGTATCATTGCCATGATGGTGGCTTGACCAATAAAGCCTGCTCCAATGGTGATGATGCTGAGCATGTCTTTGAGAATAATTGCACGGCCAAACAGCAGTACAAGACCAGCCCACATGAACAGCACCACATCCAAACTTGGGGTTCGGTCGCTGAGTCCTGTCAGCAGGGCCAGTAGTGTGGGCACAGTGGCACAATGTATTACGATTGTGGCCAACCATCCCAGTGTGTCAGCTGAGATTTTTCCAAAATGTTCTTGAAAAAACTTAATGATGTTGAGCTTGACTTTTGCCAAAGTAAACAAATTCACGTCGAGGAAATTCACTGGTTAGTCCTTGTAAAAGATGTGGCGTCCGATTTGGCTGATTTTCTTTTTGCCCCAATTGGGATTAACATAATCGCCATGGAAGTAAAGTGCATCACGCATTGTACTAAGTCTAAAGTTTTCTAGCAAGACTTTCTTTGCCACTTCTTCACTTTCTCGATAAAGTGCAGGATATATGGGTCGGATTTTATGGGTGGTTTCACAAGCCCACGAAAACTGGCAAATAATTTTGCCAAAGTAGTTGTTCTTCTGATACACTACTCCGCACACATCTTCACCAAATCGACCCGACGCAACTCGGTTCATGGTGACTTGTGCCACAGCAACTTTGCCTTCAAACGGCTCACTTGCGGCTTCCCAATAGATGTTTTTTGTCAAACAATCTAACTGCCGAGTACGGTCTGCCGTACTAACGAAACCTTGGCGATAAGCTTCTGAGCCTTCCCTTAGTTTATCGAATTTAATATTGACTGCCTGTACCAGTACAGCGGCAATCAAAAGTAAACCTAAAAATTTCAACAGCATTGTAGTGAATGCCGCTAAAAGGTTTTGGTTGATACGAGACATGTATGTCATCATATTTTACCTCCTTCTATAGGTGTGTAGTTTTATATAACCCATTGAGTCATGGGGTAAACGACTACTATAACCCAATAACTGAGTATATTATAGCGTTTTTTTCGTGAAAGAGCAAGTAATATGGGCAGTTAATTAGCCCACTTCTGCTCTTCTCAAGGTTAATACTGGCACAGATTTTGCCCGTTGCTTGGCAATATTTTGTCCCTCTATTAGAGAAGCCCGGACGGCATCTCCGCCCACATTTGATTGTAGGCAACCGTTGAACAGGGTGTTATAGTCGAGACGGTAAGTGTCTACCCCGTAATCATGTAAACTGCCGACCATGCCCAGGACTCCGTTTACTCCGGTAGGAGCAGTGGCGTCGATGTTGGCGTCAGCTAATAGCAAATTGTTGAGTTCCAAAACCACTTGAGAGGTCATGGCCTGAACTGCCAAATTTGCTTGAGTAACCACAGAGCTCAAAGTTGAGTTTGTGTTACACAATGTTGTAAATGCATTTGCGGCCGTCCAAGTCAGGGCAATATTACTGTCAATGAAAGTGACGTTACCAGTACCGCAGGCTGTGTATAAATCGGCCAATTTTGTGCTGAGAATTTGTGCTTCTGTATAAGTTAAGGTACTGGTCAGTGCAGATGAAATATTAGCCAGTGCATTGGCGTGTACAACTCCTGCAACACTTCCCAGCATGTCAGTTACCAATGGATTTGTATCTGCACCATTACCCGAACCTAATTTTACAGTCAGTCGATTATATTCTGCATCCGGTATCACTTGAGTGTAGGCATTCAAGTACGGAATATCGGGCACACTTAAACTATCAATCATGTCAGCAAACTCTACAAACGAACTGTAAGTTCCGCCGATGTTAGTTAGCAACACAGATAGTCCGGTCATTGTTCCTGCGGGAACGACCAACAAAGAATCTGCTGGGAAGATTCTACTCAGTTCCAACAGGTGTGCCAAATTGGTTACCAATGAAGGATAAGGTAATTGTATACCGGTCTTTGCAATAATATTATCTAGATCCGATCCAGTCACCAATGCCAGTGCTTTCATTAGATCGCTCTCGGTATCAGTTGATCTTGTGCTAACATAAATCGAGTACCAATCCTTACTTAGTAAGCCCTGTGCAATTAAATTAGTCACAAAAATAAACGGATCGTAAAGTCGACCGTAATTCTTTATATCAAATGCTGTGCCAAAGTTTCTTAGTCCTTTGCCCAATAGATCGATTTCGTCTGCGGTTAGGCCATTGTTTAATGAACTAGCAAAATCAGTTACACCAATTCCTAAATCACTAAAGCTCATTTTATACATGGACTCCAATAGATTATTCATTGACCAACTGGTATAAGCAAAAGAAGATACCGATGATAACAAACCGGCAAACTTAGCAACATTATATGTGCCATCACCGTTTAACGGCAACATCTTATTATAGTGTGCTTGTACATTGGCAACAGTAGTATTAGCATTGGCAATGAACTCAGGCAATCGTAAATTAACTACACTAAATCCACGTCCGGACAATGTTGTGCCATGTGCTGTACCAGGTTGCAAGTTGGCATAACGACTTACCAGTGTGTTACTGCTGACAGTAGCGGCATAAGATACCATGGCGGCATTGGGCTGTAATCCAATGTTACTGGTTAAGTTGCTGGCCACAATCATTAGTACAGGGGTCATTGTAGACATGATTAGCCTCCCGTTCCCACAGTAATTTTGCTGGCGCCAGGACCAGTGATGGGGCCAGGCCCCCAGAACTCACTGCGATTCTTTTTAACTGATACTGTGGTTTGATCACCAACTACCGACAACACTTTACCCTCAATGGTAACTCGAGGAGCACCGGGGCCGGTTACAGTTTCACCGTGTTCGGTTTTGTCTGAGCCAACTAGTGTAGGTGGCTTGCCCTCAAAGGTCACAGTTCGAGCACCGGGTCCAGAGACTTTCTCGCCCTTTGCTGTGTTGTCACCTACGAGGGATGGTATAGCCATTGGGTATCCTTAAATAATGATACCAGGCTTGGTTATAGTGTCAATACCGGTGGTAGTTTTAATGTAGTGTGAGCGCATCTGTGCCAAGGACTCTGCTGACATCATCACGTGTGACTTGCTTAGGTTAACTTTGACGTCTGTTTCGGCACTGAACAGACTTTGTATTAGTCCCAGGCCTTGTTGGCTAGGCACTACTGTGCAAGGACCGGCAACAACAAATGCTGTGTCTGTGTCCTCAATGATACGGCCAATGACTTCATCGCCATTGACCAATTTGAATGTTACGATGTCACCTGCACCGTATTTTTGATCGGTTACTAACATATTATCCTTTTATCTCTGTCCAGAACTCTTGGTTTCTAGCCGCAAGACCTTGATAACCCCCGGCCAGCAAGGTAGTGCCGTTAAAAATTTGTGGCACACTACGAAGGCCTTGATCAGTAAGAAATTCTCTTGCGTCTGGATATTCTTCAATATTAACGGCCTCATATGCGACACCTTTGCTCTCTAATAGACTTTTTGCCCTATCACAAAATGGGCAGTTGTTCTTTGAATATACTTTGATCATGTTCTTACTGTTGTTATTTTTGCATTGTTTGCATTAAGATATTGAGTTTGGATAGCTTCCCATTCTGTTACCACAGGAAGTCCAGCATCTGCATCAGCAGATGTGGACCAAACACAGGTCATTTCTGGTGTATAAGTAACTTGGAGTTTTCCTTGGTACTCTAATAGATGAAGTTTTACCCCAAACTTTTGTTGTGCTACTTTAACTGCTTCTTGTTCTCCAGCGGATAAAGTCTTAACCCAATCATCAAAGTTCACAATTGGCTGTGTTTCATCCACTGGTTCGGTTTTGTATACTACTGTTACTGACGTATTTACTGACATATATGCTCCTTAAAGGCTAAAGCCCTTGAATGTGTCGTTGTCGACATCTTGTTTTGTACCACCCACTACATAACTGCTGATTTCAGTTTCTTGTGGTGCCACTTGTACTTCGGCTCCTGCAATCCATTTGGCAGTCCAGGGCAAAGGATTAGATCCGGGCTTCATTCCACAATCCAGGCCCACTGCTGTCATGCGCTTGCAGGTCAACCAGTCAACATACTGTCCCAATAATTGCTCATTGAGACCGATCATTGATCCGTCTTTAAACAAGTATTTAGCCCAGGCTTTTTCCTGTTCGGCGGCCTGCAAGAACATGGCTTCACATTCGGCTTTGGTCTCTTGTTTGAGTTTGGCAAACGCCGGATCATCTCCAGGCAACAGTTTGATCAACATCTGTGTACTACCCAAGTGGACGTTCTCGTCACGGCAGATCAATTTGATGATCTTGGCATTGCCTTCCATCTTCTTGAGCTCGGCAAAAGCCCAGGAGCAGGCAAACGAAACATAGAAACGAATACCCTCCAGTGCGTTTACGCTGTTGATTGCAAGCCATAGTTTCTTCTTGAGTTCGTACGAATCGATCACTAATTCTTTTCCATTGATGACGTGTGTGCCTGCGCCCAATAAATTATAATAGCCACCGTATTCAATTACATCATCATAATACTTGCTAATATCTTTTGCACAATTAACGATGGGCTCGATGTCCATGAGTTCGTCAAAAATTCTACTAGGGTCTGAGTATACATTGCGAATAATGTGAGTATAACTGCGGCTATGGATGGTTTCATTAAATGCCCAAGTTTGTATCCAGGTCTCTAACTCTGGAATTGAAACAAAGGGCAAGAACGCCAGATTAGGACTGCGTCCTTGCACACTATCTAATAGAATCTGTCTTTTTAAATTACTGGTGAAAATATGTTGTTCAAATTCGGTCAACTCTTTGAAGTCTTTGCTGTCACGCATGACATCAATTTCTTCGGGTCTCCAAAAAAATCCCAACTGCTTGTCTGTTAGTTTGTCGAACTGTCTATATTTTAATGTTTCATATCGTTGTACTGTTACAGGACCGCTTGGATCTAGGAATGCCAGAGCTTCTGTGTGTTTTTTCTTATTGTCTATGTTAAATACACTCATTGTTTATTCCATTGGTCGTTCAAATACTATTCTAAGGTTGCCATCGTATGCATCATTGATTTCAGCATCAAAGTCAACAATCAAGTACTCACATGATAACTCACTGAGTTTTTCTCTGACATAATCTTCAACTTCGTGAAAGATAGGTGTTGTTGTACCAAACACATCGTCCAGTACCGCCGGATCTTCCCTACCCAACATCGGGCCAATGTCCAGGGCAATATATCCACGGCCACCGGGTTTGATAATTGACATAAAAGATTTTACGGTATGAGCAATTTCAGTAAGAGGTCGGTAACTTAATGAACAAATAGCCATCGCAGATTCATAATGTGCCTGATGGTTGTTTGCAAAATCTTCATCAAAAATATCATAATGGTCTGCATAGTAACTGTGTGGATCTTCGGGATTGTCAGGACTGACACCAATGATGTTGGGGATATATTTTTTAAATAAATTCCAGCCGCAACCAAAATCGTAAATCACATCTGGATTTTTTTCCAATAACTTTTCAATGTAATAAAAAGATGTCATGGTACAAATTCTACTGCCAAGGAATTGACGCTCAGTTGCATACACATGTTTGGGTAAATGTTTATCCCAAACTAATAAGTCAAAATCTTTTTTAATTTGGTTGGCAATTTCACTGTCGGCAAACTCTTCTTCAAATTTTACTTCATCATATTCATTTATATTACGCATGAGTCACAATCCTCTTGATTTTCTATTTCAGCTAAAGGCTGAGCTTCTTTGTTGGACATTTTATCCACGTCTATTTCACCTTGTCCATCATTGGTATTGAAATAGTAAAGTTGTTTGGTTCCGTACTTGTAGCACATGATCAGGTGCTTGAGCATTTCACTCATTGGGATCTTTTCATCTTCGTAGTATTTTGGGTTATACGAAGTGTTGGTACTAATACCTTGATCAATATACTTTTGCAATACTGCACATAGTTTTAAATAGCCTTCGGGGCTTTTTTGATCCCATAACAATTCGTATTTGTTTTTTAACTTACGATACTCAGGTACTACTTGTCTTAATACACCGTGTTTACTTTGTTTGATACTTACATAACTTCTAGGTGGTTCAATTCCGTTAGTAGCATTACTTATCTGTGCAGAAGTCTCGGCAGGCATTAATGCCATCAAAGTGGCATTGCGAATACCTGTGCTTAGAATTTGTTCGCGCAAGGCACGCCAGTTCATGCGCTCTTGGTGCGGTACTAATTCGTCAACTTCCGGCTTGCGTGTGTCAATGGGCAACTGTCCATCTGCGTATTTCAGGTCATGCCAGCGAGTGCAGGGACCTTGTTCGGCGGCCAGATCAGCTGACGCTTTGATCAAGTAGTAACTCCAGGCTTCTGCATATTCATCCACCAGGGCCAATGCGGCAGGATCGCTGTAACTGACATCATGCTTGGCCAAGAAGTAGGCAAAATTAATAATACCAACTCCCAGCGGACGGAATTCTTGTGTAGAAATTTCAGCGGCGCGAACAGGATAATTTTGATAACTTAATAGTGCATCAAGTCCGCGTACTGCCAGGCGGCATATACGCTCAAAGTCTTTGGGCTCTCGTACATTGCCCCAGTTTATGGCACTGAGTGTACACAATGCAATACGACCGTTTTCATCGTTGACATCATTCAGGGGTACTGTGGGCAAATCAATTTCACTACACAAATTGCTCATCTTGATTGGAGCAATCTTTTCTTTGAAGGGACTGTGCGTGTTGGCATGATCTACATTCTGTAAATAGATACGTCCTGTGTCCTTGCGCTCGGTCATGAACCGGCTAAACAAGTCTGCGGCTTTAACCGTTTTCTTACGCAACTTGGTATTGCGTTCGGCACGTTCATAAAGTTCTTTAAAACGCTCTTGATCATTGAAAAAAGCCTCATACATTTCCGGCACATCATGAGGCGAGAATAGGGTTATATCGCCTCCGGTAATGAGTCTTTCGTACATTAATTTGTTGAATTGAACGCCGTAATCCATCTGACGTACACGATTCTCTTCGGTACCTTTGTTGTTCTTTAACACCAACAGGTCTTCAATTTCAAGATGCCACAGGGGATAGTAAACTGTTGCGGCGCCGTTGCGTACACCACCTTGGCTACATGAACGTGTGGCGGCTTGAAATAATTTCAAGAAGGGAGTAACGCCAGTATGGTATGCATCACCGTTACGAATGGGACTGCCAAGAGCTCTAATGCGCCCTGCTCCAATGCCGATGCCGGCTTTTTGGCTAACATATCTGACAATACTGCTGGCAGTAGCATTAATGGAATCCAAACTATCGCCAGACTCAATAAGAACACAACTGCTGAACTGTTTTTGCGGTGTTCGTACGCCAGCCATAACAGGGGTAGGTAAACTAACATCATGAGTACTGATTGCATCATAGTATTCCTTGATCCACTGTAGTCTAGTTTCACGCGGATATGCCATAAACAGCGTGGCCGCTATCATCATATAGGCTACTTGTGGTGTTTCGTAAATCTCACTAGTGACACGATTCTGCACTAGATATTTACCGCGCCATTGTTCCATGGCCACATAAGTAAAGTTTTCATCACGGTCATGTCGGATCATGCCATCCAACTGTTCAATTTCTTCGTAGCTATAATTTGCCAATAGGTCTTTGGTGTAGTAGCCTATTTCTGTATTGCGTTGAACTAGTTTGATCAAGGGCCATGGTGCATAGTCACCGTACACTTGTTTGTACAGGTGATATGTTAGCAATCTGCCTGCTACATATTGGTAGTTGGGGTTCTCTTCGCTGATTAAATCTGCCGCACTCTTGATCAAGGTTTCTTGAATGTCTGCTGTTTTAATTCCGTTATAAAACTGTATATGACTTTTAATTTCTACTTCACTGGCGCTGACGCCTGTAATGCCTTGGGTTGCCCAGAAAACTACCTTGTGTAGTTTTTCGATGTTCAGCGGCTCTCGGTTACCGTCTCGTTTTGTAACTAGTATTTGACTCATTGATTCCTCTTAGTAACTATTCAATTTTAGTTCTTCTTCTCCGTATATATTACGAAGTTCAAAATGCTTTGCGATGTGTGTTTTATTTAACACCTCACCTTCATTCATATTAAGTACATATTTTCCCTGTTCGATCCAAACTAAATTATAGCATACTTTGGCTTCGGGATCATAATATACTCTTATTTCTGATTTGGGGTTGTGTAACGTAAGTGTAATAGTATACAGCATTCCAAGTGATCTTGCAAGATCACAATAGTAATTTTCTTCCACTAATGTCCATGGATCTGGCCATTTGCTGTATTGGTCGGGATCTAAATAATAAGGCGTGAAGGGACAACCAGTCCAAAAGTCTGCCACAGACTGGACTGCTTGTTCTATTGGGAGATTGTCTAACGATTTTCGAAAATCACGCCAACGAGCTAAACGCTCTACGGCATTAAGTTTCCACATGTACTGCTTTTTAAACGGTGTTGAATGAGTAAATTAAGTTGGCTACGGTGCCTGCGGTGTAATTTAAATTTGTATGTGTGACATTGGCATTCATGGTAAACACTACATCTGTTGACCCAGTGTCTGTCGAATCTTCAATGTAGGCTACTGTGCTACTGGCACGACTGAATTTAATTGTACCAGAACGTTCGTTGGCTCCTTGGCCCAGTGTATAATTAATAACAGAATTGTTAGCAGTTGATGATGTAATTGTTGCGGCTGTTGCGGCTACGGCTAGATTAGTAAAAGTCTTTGTTGGTATCTGACCTTGTATTACTGCAATCTGGCCATTGATAGTTGTGACGTTGGCTTGTAGCGCAGTAATGTTGGCCGCAAATGTTGTTTCAAAATCAAGAATACTGTACTGAGTTAGTACTTCGGTTTTTCCAAGGCTGGGTGCGCCTTCTTCAATGGTGCCGTTACCAATGTAAAGTTTACGTGTGTCAACACTCCACCCTAGCTCGGCACTGGCTAGATTGGGCAAATCTGCTTGTAAACCGCGTCTGTGTTGTATGCGGCTAATTTGTATAACGGCCATTGTCTAAATCCTCAACTGTATAGAGTATTTAGTTTGTTCGGTAATACTGCTCTACCCTCTTGGTCCACTCGTTGGTCCAATGATCAAACTCGGCACCTTCGATAACAAATTCCAAGTATTCTGGCGTCGAATATGTCTGATCTGGCTGTAATCGAGGCTGTACAGCCATCAAAATTACACCCGAGTTAATTTCAGTGCCGTGTGTGGCATTGTGTGCTTGTGCATAGGCCGCCAACTGTACAAAATAGTCATCGATGTATTCACGCTTTTTAACTTTGTTACTTTGTTTAAAATCCATGATAGCAGGCCGTCCCTTCCACACACCCACACAGTCTGTGGTACCAGCATATAACCCGCTATAATACACAGGCACTTCACTGCCCCAGAATTCATCTACGTTGCTAAGTCCTTTGTGGATAACTTCTGCGGCCATGAACCAACTTGGCTGTGCAAACGGATTATCAGGTAAGGGCTTTAAGTCGTCATTGAGAATAAAACTCTCAAGGTAACTATGCATTCTAGTGCCACGATTTGCGGCTTCGGTGGTAATGGCCTGAGCACGTTCGTGTCCGATAGCATCACGCCATTTTTGTAGTGCCTGTCTTGACTCTTCGCTTTTGGTTCGATCTAGGATAGTGGTAACGCTGGGTACTGCCGTGCCATCAGGTAAACAATAGTGTCGCTTGCCATCTATAGTTGTTCTACTAATAGGCGTGTAATCATATTTTTTGATAATCATTTAAACTCTAAAACTTTCTCCGCAACCACAGCGGTCACGTTCATTGGGATTGCTAAATTCAAATCCTTCGTTAAGTCCTTTGCGTACATAATCTACTGTCATGTTCTTAAGGTAAACGTCATCTTTTTGATTGACTAGTACTACAAATTCAGGTTGTGCATAGTTGATCACATACTGTTCTGGCGTGTATTCTTTAACGTATTCTAACACATAAGCAAGCCCTGAGCAACCGGTGGTTCTTACGCCAAGACGAATGCCAGCATAGCCTTTGGCCGTAACTAGTTTTTGTATTTTGTTTTTGGCGACTTCAGTTAACGAGATCATGCTTTTTGCGATAATCTGCTACTGCGGCCTTGATGGCATCTTCTGCTAGAATACTACAATGTATCTTAACTGGAGGTAATGCTAGTTCTTCAGCAATGTCGCTGTTTTTAATACTTGATGCTTGGTCAAGTGTCATTCCTTTAACCAACTCGGTAATAAGACTACTTGATGCAATAGCTGAGCCGCATCCGTATGTCTTGAAACGAGCATCACTAATAATGCCATGTTCATCAACTTTGATCTGTAGTTTCATAACATCACCACAAGCAGGGGCGCCTACCATGCCTGTGCCAACATCAGCATCAGCGGCATCAAACTTGCCAACGTTACGGGGATTCTCGTAGTGGTCAACCACTTTTTCTGAATAGGCCATTATTGTACATCTTCCGTATGTTTATGTTTATAAGACTTTTTAAGGATCTTGAGCCATGCCTTTTTCTCTTTGACACTGTCGTGTGCAAAGATGGCAGTGTACATCTTTTTTCTTAGTCGGCGTAGTTTCATTGTGAGCAGGTCCTTGTTCTAGTAATGGTACCATCAAAGTTTTGTACTTCGGTCCACACAGTACATTGTTGACTTTGTCCATAATAAACTGTAGCAGGTGGCACGGGATACTGTTGTACTACAACAGGCTGTTGCACAATCACCGGAGGTTGATTACGTGCAATTTCATAACCAATCACACCACCGATGATTGTGGGTGCGACCCAACCGTAATTGTATCCCGGATAGTACCCGTGGTGCCCATGATGTCTAAAACCAGGTTGTGCTATTGCTGATACGCTGGCTAATGCTAAGACTAACGCTAGGATTTTTTTCATAACCATCTCCTTTAAGACTGTACATATATAACGCCACAGAGGGCAGAAATGTTTACTGTCTTACACAGTTATTTACATTATACAGGAATTAACTACGATTTGCAATGGCTTTGTTAGCCATACTAGACACAACCTTTTCTGGTTCGGATTTAACTGCTTCAGCATCGCCAGTGGATCCATCCATTTGATCTGGGTCGTCTTGGTCTGTGGGTTTTAGGTACACGTATTTGATACCTGTGCTTTCATCATCCTTGATGTCTGCAATGAGATTTTTTACTGTTTCGTTGGTCTTAAATGCATTCATCAAACCGGAATTGCTGAAAGTTTCACTGTCGCTGTGCATGTTTATCATGTTGATCAAACTGTCAACACGCACACGTGGTACTAGATGTTTACCTGCACTTTGATTCCTAAGGAATTCCAAAGTGGTAATAAGGTCCATATCTCCACGAGCATCTGCCTCGTCTTCGATGATGTCCTCATCATAAACAAATTCATTTAAACGCATTATCTGCGCTCTCTGCCTAGTTCTGCCTCGCCACCTGCGGCCGCATCAGTGGCGCCAAATGCATCACCTTCTGGTGCTCCACCCAATGGTGCTTCTGCTCCAGGTAGTCCACCTTCGGGAGCGCCAGGCATGCCGCCCATGCCACCACCCATACCCATGTCCATACCAGCTTCTTGTTCACCGGCCAATACACGAGCGGCGCCGTCGGCTGACTCGCGACCTTGTTGTAGTGTCTGTGCTAGATCTTGTAGGATTGGGCTGACTGCGTTCTTGAAGCCGTCGGCCTTTTCTGAACTGATTTGATCACGGATAGTGTCTAATAGCGCAGGCATCTGTTCGTTTTGCATCTTGCTGATCTTTTCCAACATGTCTTGGATCTCATCAACCATGCTCTTGGCCGCTAGGATTGCTTCCGACTTGGCCATTTCACTTTCAATAATGAAGTGACGCTTATTTTGTGCCATCCAACTATGAATGCCTTCGCGCACCATTAGCAATTCCATATACTGAGAATTTTTCTCAGCGGTATGTATTCCGTGTGTACGCTTGATTTTTTCTATACCTTCTGTGATACCAGTGGCTAGACTGTAAGCCTTTTTAAAGGTCATGCTATCAAAGTCAATTTTAAAGCCAAAGCGGCTTTCGGTAACTTTGTTTATTTTCTTTGGTGTTGGCTTGTAGCCTAAATCATTTAGTTTCATAGTGGTTTCCAGTTTCCCAAACTTTTAAGTATTTATTCATTCTTAAAGTTTTTTCTAATTCTATTCGGGCTTGGGGTAGTAGAAATTGTGCATCATAGTACCTAGCCGCCAATATATCTATAGTGGTGTAATCTTGGCGCTTGCCTGCCGCTTGCATACATCTACTATAGTGCTGAAAATCAGCATCTAACTTACTTAGCCGTTTGTCAGCCAATAACACAGTATCTGCGGGCTTATAACGCTTTAGTTGATATAAAATACTGTAGGCTACAGCACTTCTAACGTCTAGGAATTGCTCCAAGGGTTCTTTGTAGTTGTTGTACAGGGCCCATACTGCATTAGGCTCATTGATTACTTGGTGTTTCCCAACCTGGTACCCATTTTGTATGGGCATGATTACAGGCACGGGGTCTGTTTGTACGATACGTTGGGCTTCAGTACGTGCCCAGGATTTGACATAAGCACTAACTAGATCTGTCAGAGCATTTATGGTCTCTGCTTTGACTTGGTTCTCTGCTTGGGTTTTAATCTTTGATTTTTTTGCTGTACGAGATTTTGCCATCTTGATTTCTTCGAAGTAATACGTCTTTGTTGACTAGTTGATTGGCTATGTATATTTCACGCTCTGTGAGTTCACGGCGTTCAATAGGGTGTGTTTTGAATTTTTCTAGCACTTCTGCTTCTTCGTTAGTGATTGGAAGCTGTAGTTTGCCACCGGCAATTTCTACTATTTTCATTTTTGTGCCAGGTGTATAACCAGGGCAACAATGGCAGTAATCAATACCCCAATGATAGTTGTTCCAATAGCAATTAGTTGTTTGCTTTGGCCGTTGTTGGACTGTTCGATGGCTTCCTTGATGTCCACTATATGGCCCTCAATTTTTTCCATTCGGGTTTCAACCCCTATAAGTCTCTTATCCAATTGGTCGTACCTTTCAGCGCAAAGTTCTACGTGCGCCTCAAGGTTAGTCTTTTCAATAGCGGTGGCCATGCTCTAAATTCGCTTTCATATTAGCGATGCGTTTTCTCTGTGCCTGACGTAAGCCGTAATTGTGAGCCTTAATGGTGCTGGTAGCATCAATGTAGTATTTAGTGTTTGTACTAAAATGATATAAGTTATGTTTATCTTAGCAATCCGGGCTTGAATGCAATGTTCTTGATAGCACCGTGGCTATAAAAAATGGGCAATATAAAACGGGCTGTTTCGTCTAAGCCCGTAATAACCGGAACTTGGTTAAAGTCTTCTTCTAGTAGTGCCAACTGATTTGCACCCTTGGCATAGACGTTCTGATGTTCTATGCTGAACCCCACTGCCCAAATACGTTGGTCTCCAGAGTACATGTCGCCAAATAGATTTTTAACAACAAACTCTTCAACTACATCAGTGATGGGGCCATCAGTAACAGTGGGTTGAGCCCGTATGCCCAAGACCTGCAATACTGTTTCCCAATTACGTTGTTGATCTCGTAGGCGGTCTTCGCCGGCATGGTTGCGTGTTATACCAGTTCTAGTAATATCAACCAATGTTATAATTGTGAAGTATTCAATGTTGTCGTGCATACAATACTTATGGCCATAAAAAAAGCACAGTCGAAACTGTGCTCTTTTATTCAACTTAATTAAAAATTAAGCGAAGCTTGTACCACTGATGTTGTTGTAAACTGTGATGCCTACTGAACCGCTGGTTGCTGTGTTAGCATCAGCCATCAATTGAACACCAATAGCTGTACCACCGCTTTGGTCTGCTGTGTTGTCACCAACTGTGGTTGGTAAACCTTCAACAACGAAAATTGCATTGTTAGAAGTTGGAATACCAGTAATTGAAACTGTGCTATACTTCTCTAATACGCGAACGATTTTTTCGTAGTTGCTGTCAACTGCTGTGTAACCTGTCTCAAGACTTGTCAAAGTTGCCTTAACAAACTTAAGGTCACGACCAATAAATTCACCGGCTAATGCGCCACCGTTTGTACGTGTAAATGTTGCCATTTTATTTTTCCTTTAAAATATATGGGCTTACGCCTCATGTAAATATTTATCATCTAGACAAAAAAACTAGCAGTTACTTGTTAAAGTGCGCGGCGCCAAAGCCTGCGCGATTTACCAGCTTGATCAGGCCTTGGCTGGTGGGGAATACAAATCCTTCGCCAGCTCGTTGTCCACCAGTCCACTGTTCAAAGCCTTTGACCTGCGGTTCTAACTGTTGACACAGGTTGTCCTTGAGGCGGTAAATTGCGTTCCAAATAGCGAAAACAGCCGTGAGTCCTGCTTCGTTTTGCATCAAATAGATCGTTATTGGCACCTATTAGCAACTGCACTTGTTTGTTGCTGACATTGCTGGGTAACCACTGCACCAATTCATCGTTAGTTTGTTTAGTAATCTTCTTGTTCATGTAGGTCTGTATTGCACTCTTAACTGTGCCTGCAAGGCCCGCCATAAAATCATCTGCCAATTTGCCTTGACTGGCAACTGCTTTTTCTGCGTCCGACACCAACTTGACAGGATTCTTTAGTGTGAATGTAATGCCTGCTGTGGGTGTCAATATGGCCACATTGCCGGCGTTGGTCAATCCTGATTTGCCATCCCATGGAGCATCATTAAATTGATGTACAACTAGGCCACCAACTTTGCCTGCAACCAATTTTCCCAGGGCACTACCTACCGGAATACGATATTGTACCGTAACAGGCCCAAAAACATACTGACCGTCTTGGGGTTGTAACACCCCGGTCCACATCAAGTCGCCTTTGAACAGGCCCTGTGTGGATCCTACTGCGGCTTCCAGTCCTGGCCAAATTAGTTCTATCTTGGCATACAGGTCACTGCGATCTGCACCGCGTTGACGATCATATTCTACCCAGGCTTCGGGGCTAGTAGGGTACACTCCTTTGGCCGGCATGTACTTGTCAGCACACACGAATTGGCCTGCTGTATTGCGACCAAAGAATAACGCAATACCGCCATCCCACTT